ATAGAATGCTGCCGCATCTGATTCGCTTGAACCTTTGTAACCAACTAGTACACCTTCGCCATCTGCTGCCATGCTGTCAACATAGATCTTCATAGCACCGTTTAGGGTACCAACCATCTTAGTGTTGGTTGGAGCTTCGAAAGAACCTTCTGTTGTACGTGCAAAAGCAGAAGTTGTTGCGCTTTGTAGAACTGTTAGAGCGGCTGGTGAAACAACTGCCCAGTTACCTGCGCCACGACGTGTTAGCTGAGCAATTCTGTTAGCGGCACGGTTAATTGTGATCGCTAGAGCGGCATGCTCGTCACCAACGTATGTAGCTGTACCAGAAACTGTACCCTGGTCAAAGCTGTAGTCTGTAGAAGCTAGACTACGTAGGCTAGCTAGGACTTCTTGGTCGATTTCAACAGTAATCTCTTGAGCTAGTGCTGCCATGATTTCTGCTTCAACGTCAATACCATGCATTGCTTGTGCATCCTGAGCTGCCTCAAATGTCCAACGAGCTGATAGCTTACGTGAACGAGCTTCTACAGTTTGCTTCATGATCTGTACGTTGATCTTGTTACCTGGCTCACCTTCAAGTGCGCTTGTAGCGGCTGCGGCACCTGGGTTAGTACCAGTACCGGAGTAGCTTGTTGCAACCTTGAATGGGCTTAGAGCTTCTTCGCCAGCTGTTGCACCGTTAGCACCAGCGTTAACTGTGTCTGCATAACGTACACGTAGTGTGTGGATTTGTGCAACTGGACCTGTCATTGGCTGAACGCCAACGATTTCGTTAGCAATAACTGTTGGCATTACACGTCTGATAACTGGTAGAATAACACGGTTTAGTGTTGCTACGTTACCACTTTGTGTTGCGCCAGCTGTAACTGCTTCGCTTAGTAGTGACTTCTTAGTGTTTTCTAAGATGACACTCATTGTGTTCTTTTTAGAACCACTCAAGCCTTCTAGTAGGGCTTCTTTTGTGTCGCCCCAACGGCTTTCTAATAATGCTTGCTTCATTTTACCTTTTCTCCTATGGGTATTATTTAAGCCCTGCTAGCTTCTTCAATTCAATAACATTTGCTTCATCAGCATCTGTTTCACGAATTGAGGCGGTTTTGATAGCAGATTTATCACCAGTTACTTCTTTGTTTTCAACAACCATACGCTTTTCAGCTTTTGGCTGGCTTCCACCAAGAACGGCTGGTAGATACTTGTCATATGCAGATCTTAACTTAGCGGTCTGCACAGATTCTAGTAGCTCGCTCATTACAGCGGCTTTATCCTTATTAAGTGGTTTGAGTAGCTCTGACATTGTGTCTTTGCGCTCGGCACTTTCCTTAATAATACGGATTTCTTTCTCTTTTGACTCTACAATCTGTTTTGCTTTGCTAATAGCCTGTTCCGCATCAGCTAGTTTAGCAACATGCTCTTCGATAGATCCTCTTAACTTAGAAATTTCCTTGTTCTCATTTAAATGAGTACCAGCAAATTCACTAGCAAATGATTCAAAAATCTTACGTCCAAACATATTTTCGCGAGCGATTGTAATATCTTCTTTGAGTTGAGTCAATTCGGACTCTAGCTTTGAAGTAACACTTTCTTTAACAAGATCAGCACTTTTCTTAACAAAAGCGGCTTGCATCTCAGCCATTTTAGATTTGGCTTCTGATACTAGACGTACCTTTGTTTCGACAACTGCTTGCTTGTCCTGCTCAAATTCTTCAATTTCTTCAGCTAGTGCTTTGACAACAAACTTTTCTAGTTTGCCAATAGCATTTTCATAAGCCTTGCGATCAGAGCGTAGTTCTTTAACTTCTTCAGCTAGCTTACTAACCATGAAGTTATCAAACTTCTCTGCGCTTTCTAGCATACGTGTGTTAAACTTTGCACGATCTTCTGCTAGTTGCTTTTTCTCTGATTGAAATTCTTCGATTTCAGCAGTTAAGGATTCGGTTACCATCTTGTCTAGAGCTTCTACCATTACACTTTTATCGTGGTCGTACTTGGAAGCGAATTCATCACGCATTTCCGCACGAATTGATTCACGTGCTTCGTTTAGCTTGGTTTCCCAGGCTTCATTAATTGCATCACGAGTCTCTTCGTTGACTAAACCACTTTCTAGTAAGGGTTTTAAAGCATCAAACATAGACCTTCTCCTATAGTTTCAGTTCGTTGATTAAGCGTGTTACCGCTTCTTTCAGGTACTTTTGTACTTTTTGATCATGTACGGCATCTCCTGCCATCTCGAGAGCTTTATGACCACCGCGCATATTAAGCAAACTTTCATAGATTGCTTTAGGATACGCATGTGGAGCACTTGGTTGTGCTACAATGTCTACTGTAACAATTTCAAAGTTACTGACATGTCCTGACGATTCGCTTACGTCACCTGAACCACGTGAACTAACACCTAGTTTGACACCTGCTTCAAGCATGCTCTTTACCATTTCACCCATTGGTGTGGGTAAAACCTTTAGTTTACCATGACCGCATGGTCCATCCATCCACATTTCTGTGATCATGTGTGAAACACGGTCTAGGTTAATTTTTAAGTCGTCTGGGTGATCTACTTCACCGAGGACGCTGTACCCGCCTTTGATTTGCTCATTGATACTTGATACGGCTTCTTCGATTTCATTGACGGGATATACACGTTGGTTAGCGTTCTTTACGCCACCCTCGATAAAAATACCCTTCATATAGAGATTCTTACGTCCGTTATCGCCTTCTTCGGCCTCAATGACCATTCCAGCTCTATCGAATGTAAGATTTTCTCTTAGATACAAAGCCATAAGTTGCTCCTATTATTCAGCGGATTTTGGCTTAGGGGCGGCAGCTAGTTTGCTTGCCTTACCACCTGGTACGTTGATGTTGCCTGCATCGTCCTTCTTTGGAGCGGCAGCTTTACCACCGGTTTCTTCGCCACCAGCAACAATGTTGCCTGCGTTTCCACCCATGTCATTCTTACCTGCAACAACTGAAGACTTGTTGTCTGCACCTTCTGTATTGCTTACACCAGCAACTTTTTCTACATATTCACGTAGTTTTGCTAGTTCTGCATCAGCGGCAGCTTCATCAATTTCTTCTTCGTCATCGTCAAGCTCAACTTCTTCAGCTTCAGCAACTTCTTCTTCGTCGTCTTCTTCAGCTTCAGCAACAGTTTCTTCTTCTGATTCAACAACTTCTTCTTCGTCGTCTTCTTCAGCTTCAAACTGTACAGCTTCTTCAGCGGCTTCGTGGTCGTCCATATCGTGATCGCCGTCGCCATCTGCATCTACTGTGCCCATGATCTTGTCAAATTCTGCTTTTAATTCTTCAATAGCGTCTTCTAGATCCATTACGTCGCCTTTAGTAGCTGGCTCATCGTTGCCACCTTCTTCAGCTTCGTCGTCCATGTCCATGTCATCCATGTCCATTTCTTCGTCGCCCATGTCCATGTCCATGTCATCCATGTCCATTTCTTCGTCGTCGGCTTCGCCTAGACCTTCTTCGTCAGCTTCAACATCGTTGGCTAGATCGCCAACTTCATCGTCACTCATTTCTGGTGATTCTGAAACTTCATCATCCATTAGAGACTCATAAATGCTCTTACTCTTTTCCACAACGATTTCATGGAATAGGTCGCGAGCTTTGTCCTCGTCTTCGTTAATGATGAACTCAATTAACTTTTCATATTTGTTCATAAAGGAACTCCTCTCGTGAAATTTAAAGGCTTTGCATCTGTATACCTTTGTAGTGTATTTACAAATATACACACATTATTAGTAATAACGGGCTTTTTTTGACGTCAAAATTAAAAAAAGCCGCAAAATTGCTTTTGCAGCCTCATTTTTTATTTGAAAGCTATCACAGTGTGTTAGTTGATTACATTGTTATTTATTAAAGTGCGGACTCATCACCACCCTCAGAGGGGGCTTTGTATTGATCTGTTAGTTCTTCTGCTTTCTGTTCATTTTCAAATTTTCTAACATCATTGGCACTGCGTAGACGATTTAGATGCAGAAGTGTTAGACGTACTTTGCGAGTATCGTCTAATTTTAAAACGCTTTGATCGTCTTTTTCTTTATATTGGTCAGTTTCAGCTGAGTTAAAAAATTCTGTTAGTAGCATAGAAATATTTACCTTAAAGCGGATTTCCGGCAGCATCTACACCTGAGGCAGCTCCTGTGTCTACTGGTGCTTCTGCACCTGCATCAGCGCCTGCATCTGCTGTTGTATCATCAGGAACTTCAGCGGCTTCAAGATCGCCTTCAATACCGCCAGGTGTAATGCCAACATTACGCAAACTTGGCTCATCAGTTGCTGTAGTGTCAGCTTTGCCTTGTTCTTCTTTCCACATGATTTCGTTTTCAGCAATCTCAGCTTCGCTCATGCCTAGATAACGTTGCATTAAGAAACGTTTACTTAGATATGCAAAACCTTCTAACTGTGTAAACGTGCCAATTCTAGCGGCATCAACATCTGCTTGACGATACTGTGCAAAGTTTTGTGGCTCTTCGAACACCAAATCAAAGATCTGACTATCAATATTAAAGCCTCTCCAACGCAGGAACATCTTAAACTCTGTGTCCAACTTGTCGATAATCATCGACTGAATACGTTTGCAGTATTGATTAAAACGCCATTCTTGAATCAATGCTGTACCAACACGACCGTCTGTGAAACTTTGCGTGCCGTCATCCATGCCAGTTGGCAGATATGAACTAGGTATACGCAAACCACGGAATAGTTTGTTAGTAAAGAAACGTAAATCTGTGATCTCGCCCAAGTTACTACCTCCCGGTAGTGTTTCTACGCTAGATCCTCTGCCGTCAGCAGTTTGTGGGAAGAAGTAGTCTTCGTTTGTGCTGAGTGGATTGTATGTTGCATCCATCATGTTTACCCCACCGCCGCTTTGTGTTGGAATACGACGTTGATGTACTTCGTTTTTAACACGGTCAACAAATGCCATAGCCATGTGACTGGGCATGTTACCTACGTCAATCTTAAAGATTCTACGTTCCGGCGCACGTTGCACACGATAGATAATAATAGCATCTTCCAGCAGTTCTTTTTGTTTGAATACTTTAAACACATTTTCCAGCACTGAGTTACCAAATGGCCAGAACATGTCTAAGCCTTCTGTTAGACTTAGATGTACTACGTGTTCTGCATCTAGAACTGCTTCGCTTTGTGCTGTATTAAAACGTGATCCACTACTATAGGGCGAGTTAGGTTGAATGTAACCATTGCCTGAGTTGTTAGCACCTGCGTTAGGTGTGCTACATACGAATCACTTGAACTAACCGCTGTGGTTGTTAGATTCTCAAAGTTTGGATTGAGATCACGGATAACATACTGCTCTGGCTCTTTGCCTTCTGCTTCGTTTACAATAACCTTAACAACTTTGTTCATCTCAGTCCAGTATAACTTGAATGTTTCTGGATCACGCAAGAACACTTGATCGCCATACTTGATAGTATTGCGTAGAATTTTAAAGATGCGCTGATTGAACTTGTTTAGGTTTACCCAATGAATAAGTTGTTCGTTGATGATCTTTACTTCGTTGTCTGTGGGACTATCATTAAAGTGTAGATCAAATGGTGTATTGTTTGATTCGTTCTTTTGTGTGCTAAACTCTGCAATAATGTCCAAGGCGGCGTTGATTTCGCTGTCCATGTCCATTTGCTCGTATTGATTATAACGTTCAATACGGTTTGGATGCCCAATATAGACCTCAGGCAAATGACTTTGATAGTTTCTAAATGCAGGATCTTGAGGTGCACCACCGCCACTGCCAACAGGACTTAGCAAGCCTGCTGTACTAGTATTTGCGGTTTTAAAATATTTTTTCCAACTCATCGGGCACTTCTTCCAAATATATTATATGTGTATTTATTTTAAACTACAAGCTATTGCGAGCTAAAGTTCTTTG